GGCGAACCGCCCGTGCGCGTCGTGGCGGCCCAGCTCAAGGCGGAGAACCGCGCGAGCTGGCACGCGGGGCGCGTGCTGCGCCGGGGCCATCCATGATCCCCGCCGCATCGCGCGCCGTCATGGCGCAGCGGCACGAGCCGTCGGACAGCCTCGATTTCTTCCCGACGCCGCCCTGGGCGACCCGGGCGCTGTGCGTGCACGTCTTCGCGCATCTCGCGTTGCAGCCCCTGATGGAGCGCTGTGCGTTCTGTGATCCGGCCTGCGGCGAGGGCCACATGGTCGAGGTCCTGCGCGAGTTCTTCGGCGGGGGCGGCTGGGGCTCGGACATCTTCGATTACGGGCACGGCTATCCGGTCGCGGATTTCCTCGGCACCGGGACGTTGTTCGGCGCGCCCGGGGACGGGATCTGGCCGCACTTCATCGTCACCAACCCGCCGTTCAAGCCGTCCGCCGACTTCGCCCTGCGCGCCCTCATGCTGGCCCCGGTGGTCGCGCTGCTGCTGCGCACCGTCTGGGTGGAGGGCGGCGAGCGCTACCATGCCCTGTTCCGCGACTGTCCGCCCACGCTGTTCGCGCCGTTCGTCGAGCGGGTGCCGATCGTGAAGGGGCGCTGGGATCCGGAGGCCGGGACCGCGACCGCCTATGCGTGGTTCGTCTGGGTCCGCGGCCGGCCGCCCCTGCCGCCGTACTGGATCCCGCCCGGCTGCCGGACGCGCCTGACCCGGCCGGACGATGCCGCCCGGTTCGCGAGGCCGAACGAAGCCCCGTTGTTGAGCCTGATCGAGCCGGCATGAGTGAAGATCCGCACCAGCACATCGCCCGGCTGATCGACGAGGCGCAGCCGATCGGCGCAGAGGATGAGACCGACCCGGGGGAGGGGGATCTTCCGGCCGAGGTCGAGACCGAGGATGGGGGCGGCCCCGACACGCCCAAGCCGCGCGCCTGGGGCTTCGACGTGCCGAGCATGAACCGGGAATGGGCCCTGGTGCTGATGGGCTCCAAGGCCGTGATCGTGCACGAGCAGACCACAGGCCCGATTGAGGATCGGGTGCGCGTGCTGACCCTCGACGCGTTCCGGGCGTGGTTCCTGAACACACGGACCGAATATCTCGGCCCCGACGGGAAGATCCGGGCCGTCACCTGGGCGACCGCCTGGCTCCAGAACCGGAAGCGGCGGCAATATCGCGGGATCGAGTTCAAGCCGGATCCGGACCTAGTCGACGGCGCCGAGGGCTACCTCAACCTGTGGCGGGGCTTCGCGGTCGTGCCCAAAGCCAAGGTGAACGGCTACGCGGTGCTGCGCGACCACCTGTTCAACAATTGCTGCGGCGGCGATCCGGAGCTGTTCACCTGGGTGTTCGCCTGGTTCGCGCACATCGTCCAGCGCCCGCGGGAGCGGGTCGGCACCGCCCTGGTGATGCGCGGCCGGATGGGGACCGGGAAGACCAAGGTTGGCGAGGCGGTCGGCAGCCTGTTTCCGTCCCACTACTTCCTGGTGGACGATGCCCGATACGTCACGGGCAACTTCAACGCCCATATGGCGAGCTGCCTGTTGCTGCAGGCGGAGGAAGCGGTCTGGGCCGGCGACAAGAACGCCGAGGGCCGGCTCAAGAGCCTGGTCACCGCCAAGACGCAGATGATCGAGTCCAAGGGCGTCGACCCGATCCGGCTCGACAATTACGTCCGGCTGCTGATGACCTCGAACGAGGATTGGGTGATCCCGGCCGGCAAGGACGAGCGGCGGTTTTGCGTGCTCGATATCCATCCGCGCTGCGCACAGAACCACGTCTATTTCCGGGAACTCGACGCCGAACTCGACGATGGCGGGCGGGAGGCCCTGCTTTACGATCTGCTGAACTTCGACCTGTCGAAGGTCAATCTGCGCCGCATCCCGATGACGGAAGCGCTGCTGGAGCAGAAGCTGCGCTCGCTCGATTCGGTGGAGAGCTGGTGGGTGCAGCGGCTCTACGCGGGCTCCCCGACCAAGGCGCAGCACGATTGGACCGCGGAAGTCCCATGCGAGGTGCTGTTCGACGATTACCTGAACGCGTCCGAGCGGATCGGCATCAAGCGCAAGGCCGAAGAAGTCGCGTTCGGGATGAAGATGCGCAAGCTCGTGCCGGAGCTAGGCCGGCAGAAGCGCTATCACGAGGACACGGCCCGCCGGCGCTGGTGCTACATCCTGCCCGACCTGATGACGTGCCGCGACGCCTTCACCGACGCGGTCGGCCAGGACGTTGGCTGGCTCGAGAGCGAGGCCTGAGAAAGGCCGGGTCTTTTCGCCTTAACAGGCACCCGTGCCCCATCTCGTTGGGGCACGGGCCGAAGATGGGGCAGGAAAACCCCAGCCCGTTCAATGCTTTGCCCCATCTGCCCTATCTGCCCCAGCTTTTTGCCCCGTGCGTACGCGCGCGCGGGCGCGAGGCCGGCTGCACAAACGGCGGAGGTCCCGCCCTCGCCGGCTCAAATCGGCCGAACAGATGGGGCAGTTGGGACAGATGGGGCAAGCTCAATCGGATCAACCACTTGGGGCTGCCCCATCTTCTTCTTCTGAGATGCTAGAGATGGGGCAGTTGGGGCAGGCGAAGGGGCCGATGTTCTTTGTGTAATCTTTGGCGTGTCTGATGAAATCGGGGTTCCTGGGGGTTATGCTGCCCGCGCCGCCATCGTCATCGGATCGGGTTGACCCATGCCGCGCCTGTCGCCTTCCGATTTCCCGCCCGCGCAGCTCGCCGACTGGATCGAGGCCAGCAATGCCGGCGTTCATGCCGGGCCGAGCACCACCGAGGGGGACGTCGCCGATCCCGAGGCCGAGGCGTGGTTCGTCGCCTATACGAACCCGCGGCGTGAAGACGCCGTCGAGGGCACGATCCGGCGGCGCAGCTTCCGCAGCTACTACCCGGTGATGACGGTCACCCGGCGGCGGCGGGACATCACGCGCCCGCTATTCCCGCGCTACCTGTTCGTCGGTCTGCGACCGGGGCTGACGCTCTACGGGTTGCGCGAGACGCCGGGGCTGGAGGCGCTGGTGCGTATGGACGGCAAGCCGGTCACCGTGCCCGGCACCGTGGTGGCCGGCCTGCGCGACTACCAGCGCGACGGCGTCTTCGACTTCACCGAGGCGCGGATGGCGGCGGCTGCCGCTGCGGCCCGGGCGAAGGCGGCTTTGGCCTTCGAGTCGGGGCGGCCGGTGCGCGTGGTCGATGGCCCGTACCGGTCGTTCCGGGGCGTGGTGGAGCGCCTGCTGCCCGAGGAGCGAATCTCGGTGTCGCTCACCCTGTTCGGCCGGGCCTTCCCTGTTCCGCTGCCGCTTGCCCATATCGAGAAGGCGTGGTAGCCGTTTAATCCTAGCACGAGGCGGTTGTTGCGGGTTTGCAACCACCCTTCGTGCGTTAGCTATGAGCCCTAAGGGGCTACAGTCGCTCAATCCGAGAGCCCCGGCGCCCCGCGTGCGGGGCTTTGCCATGCCCGGGGTATGGCCATCCGCCCCCGCACGTTCCGCCCCGCTACGGGGCCGGGATCGAACGCCGATCGCAAGGCGCGGGCGCACGCCTACGAAGCGCGCCGCTACGCCGAGAGCCTGACCAAGCGGCTCTACGGGACAGCCCGGTGGCAGGGCATCCGCTCACAGCAGCTCCGCGACGAACCTTTGTGCCGTCTCTGCCTCGCCGATGGCCGCGTCACGCCAGCCGTGGTCTGCGACCATGTCGAGCCGCACCGCGGCGACGTGGATCTGTTCTGGGCCGGCCCGTTCCAGTCCCTCTGCAAGTCGTGCCACAGCTCGGCGAAGCAAAAGAACGAAGCCGAACCTTCATAGGGGGGGGGAGGGGCGGCCCAAAAGTCAAAAAGCTTTCAGCCAAAGAACGGCTGTCTAACCCCCCCTTTTTCTCCGCGATATTGCGCGAGATTTTTTTTCGAGAGGAGCCAAGGCGTCGCCTGGCTGAACGCCCATGACGCGAGGACGCAAGCCCGACGGTCCGACGCTCCAGGCGTTGAAGGGCAGCCCCGGCAAGCGCGCGCGCGCCAAGAGCATCGCGACCCGCACCGAGCGTTTGGCGGCCAACGATCCGTTGAGCCCGCCAGCCTTCCTGAAGGGCGCCCGCGGCGCGCCCGGCCAGGACATGGCGCTGAAGATCTGGCGCGAGCTGGCCCCGCACCTGCAGCGGCGCAACCTGCTCGACCGGATGGACCGCTACGCCTTCGCGCGCTGGTGCGTCTACCAGGCCGAGTGGATCGAGGCGACGCAGACCATCGCCCGCGAGGGAATTACCCGCGTGGTCAAGACGGTGAGCGGCGACGACATGCCCCGCCGGCACCCGTCGGCGCAGCACCGCGACCGCGTCGAGCTGGCGATCGGCAAGCTGGAGGCGGCCTATGGCCTGACGCCGGCCGACCGCTACCGCGTCATGCGCGACCAGGCGGCGGCGCCGATCGGCGGCCTGTTCGGGCAGGAGGGCGCCGCCGATCGCCCGAGCACCGCGCCGGCCGCGCCTGCGGTCGCCGATCCTGTCGGGTTCCTGGCGGACCGGGCGACGCCTCCGCCGGGCACGCGACCGAATTGACGCCCGCGCTTGAGCGCGCCGCCCCGCCGCCCCCGACCCCCGATTGGGTCGAGGCCTGCGACGCCGATCCGGTCCTGGCCTTCGTCGCCCGGCACTGGCACCGGGCCGCGGCGGTGCCAGGCGCGTGGTTCGATGCCGGCTTGGCCGAGGCGATCGTCGCGGCCTGGCCGACGTGGTTCCGGCACACCGAAGGGCGCTGGGCCGGCAAGCCGTTCCACCTCGCGCCCTGGCAGGCCGCGATCGTGCGCCTGCTGATCGGCTGGAAGACCGAAGACGGCTTCCGGCTGTTCCGCCGCCTGTTCCTCTGGATCGGGCGCAAGAACGGCAAGACCGAGTTCCTGGCGGCGCTCAGCGTGCTGTTCTTCGTCTGCGACCGGGAGATGGGCGGGCAGGCCTACGCCATGGCCCGCAACGAGAACCAGGCCAAGCTCGTTTTCGAGAAAGCGAAGACGATGATCCGGCTCTCGCCGGTCTTCGCCGAACGCGTGCAGGCCTTCAAGAAATCCCTGTTCGTGCCCGAGCTATGGGCGCGGTTCGAGGTGCTGTCCGGCAACGCCGAAGGCAAGCACGGGCTCTCGGCCTCGGTGATCGCCGGGGACGAGATGCACGAGTGGAAGGACGGGACGCTCTACACCACCCTGCACCAGTCGATCGCCGCGCGTGACCAGCCGATCGAGCTGTACGGATCCACCGCCGGCTTCAAGGGCGCCGGCTACGGCTGGACCCTCTGGCAGGAATGCGTGTCGATCGCCGGCGGCAGCCTCGACGACGCGACCGCCCTGGTGGTGATCTTCGCGGCCGAGCCCGACGACGATTGGACCGACGAATCGGTCTGGCGCCGGGCCAACCCGAACCTCGGGGTCTCGCCGAAGCTCGAATACCTCCGGGCGGAATGCGCCAAGGCCAAAGACAATCCCCGGCTGGAGAACGACTTCAAGCGGTATCACCTCAACCAGTGGACGGAACAGATCGTCCGCTGGCTGTCCCTGGTCCGGTGGGATGCCTGCGCCTCGGACCCGGCGGCGTGGAAGAGCTTCGCCGACGCCCTGCGCGGCCGGAAATGCTTCGGCGGCCTGGACCTGTCGTCGGTCGCGGATCTCACCGCCCTCGTCTGGGTGTTCCCGCCGATCGAGGCCGAAGAGCGGTGGAAGGTGCTGGTGCGGCTATGGTGCCCGGCGGAATCGATCGCCCTGCGCGCTCGCCGCGACCGCGTCCCCTACGACCTGTGGGCGCAGGCCGGCGCGATCCGGGAGACCGACGGCAACGTGGTCGATTACGGCGCGATCGAGGGTCAGGTGAAGGCCGACGCCGAGATCTTCGATGTCCAGGGCCTCGCGATCGACCGGTGGAACGCCACCGGCACCGCGATCCGGCTGGCCGATGACGGCTGCAACGTCGTGATGTTCGGCCAGGGCTACGCCTCGATGTCGGCGCCGTCGAAGGAATGGGAGCGCCTGGTGGTGGCCGGGCTGCTCGACCACGGCGGCCACCCGGTGCTGCGCTGGATGGTAGGCCACGTGGCGATCAAGACCGACGACGCCGGCAACATCAAGCCGACCAAGGAACGCTCGGCCGACAGGATCGACGGCGTGGTCGCCGGGATCATGGGGCTCGGCCTCGCGATCGGACAGGAACCCGACATGGACATCGACGCCTTCCTCGAAGCTCCGGTCTGGGCCTGATCGCGTGGGTGTCGGCACGGCGCTGCGGCGCCTGATCGGGCTGGAATCGAAGGCTGCGCCGCTCACCGCCGCCGACGCCAAGGCGGCGCGGATCTGGGGGCAGCTGTTCGGCTACGGCGACACGGCCGCTGGAAAGGCGGTCACGCCCGACACGGCCCTGCAGGTCTCGGCGTTCTGGGCGTGCGTGAAGCTCCTGTCGGAGACGATCGCGACCCTGCCGCTCAACATCTATCGCCACGAGGCCGATGGCGGCCGGGCCGCGGCCCCGGATCATCCGCTGGCCTACCTGCTGAAGGTCTCGCCCGACGGCGAGCACACCGCTGTGGAGTTCTGGGAGGGCGCCGTCCTGTCCCTGTGCCTGCACGGGGACGCCTTCGCCGAGAAGATCCGCGTGGACGGCCGGCTGATCGCCCTGCAGCCCCTTCTGGCCGAGCGCATGGCGGTGCGCCGGGACGCCTTCGGCAGCCTGCGCTACGACTATTCCGACCCGCTCGGGTTTCGGTCCCTCGACGAGAGCGCGGTGTTCCACCTGCGGGCCTTCGGGGGTGGTGGCCTGCGCGGGCTGTCGCCACTGCGCTTCGCCCGGCAGACGATCTCGGCGGCGCTCGCGGCCGACGAGGTCTCCAACAAGCTGTTCGCCAACGGCGTGCGCCCGAGCGGCGTGCTGGAGGCGGCCCAGATCCTGAAGGCGGACCAGCGCAAGGATCTGCGCGAGAACGTCGTCGCGCCGCTCGCCGGGTCGAGCAATGCCGGCGGGGTGTTCGTCCTGGAAGGCGGCATGAAGTTCTCGGCGATCAGCCTGTCGCCGGCCGACAGTCAGTTGCTGGAGAGCCGGCGCTGGCACGTCGAGGAGATCTCCCGCTGGTTCGGGATCCCGCCGATCCTGATCGGGCACGCCTCGGAAGGTCAGACCATGTGGGGTACGGGCGTCGAGCAGATCGCCCTGTCCTGGCTGGCGCTGGGCCTGCGGGCGCAGCTCCGGCGGATCGAGGCCGCGATCCGCCTGCGCCTGGTCGAGCCGGCCGAGCGCGCGACGGTCTACGCCGAGTTCGCGGTCGAGGGGTTGCTGCGCGCCGACAGCCTGGCCCGGGCCAAGCTCTACGCGGCGCTCGCCCAGAATGGCATCATGGATCGCGACGAGATCCGCGAGAAGGAAAACCTCGACCGCCGTGGCGGCGGCGCGGGCAAGCTCACCGTCCAGTCCAACCTGCTGCCGATCGACGATCTCGGGACGGTCGCGGTGATGCCGCGCGAGAAGCCGGTCGAGCCGGGCTCGGCCGTGGACGATCCAGACGACGCATAGGCCGACCATGCTCTCGCACTTCATCGTTGCCCCCCTCGAATTGAAGTTCGCGGGCTCTCCCGATGCGGGCGAGTTCGAGGGCTACGGCGCCGTCTTCGGCAACATCGACCAGCACGGTGACCGGATCCTGCCCGGGGCGTTCACGGCGACGCTGGCCGAGCGCAAGGCCGCCGGCGGCACCGTGCCGATGCACGTCAACCACGGCCTGCCGCAGCTCGGCGGCCAGCGCGCCGTCGGGATCTGGACCGACCTTGCCGAGGACGCGAAGGGCCTGCGCGCCAAGGGCAAGATCTCCGGCATGAACACCGATGCCGGCCGCAACCTGTACGAGCGGGTCAAGGATGGCGCCTTCCCCGGCCTGTCGATCGGCTACAAGGTCGCCCCCGGCGGCGCGATCTACGGCACCAAGGCCGGCGAGCCGCGGCGCAGCCTCAAGACGATCCATCTCGGCGAGTTGAGTCTGGTCGACACGCCGTCGAACGGCCTCGCGCTGATCGACGCGGTGAAGACCGCGCTGGACGATCCCGACACCGCAGCCGCCGCCGCCTCGATCGCCGCAGCGATGCGGCTGCACGACAAGCATATGAGCGGCGATGGATACGGCTACGGCGGCGCCTCGCTGAAGGAACGCGCGCAGCTGATGAACCACCTGCGCGATGGCTTCGAGGCCCTGACCGGCGCCCGTGCGCCCGAGGATCTGGAGGCCTGGAAGGCCGCCCCGACCATCCGCGATGTCGAGGCCCTGCTCCGGGAAGAGTGCGGGCTTTCGCACGCGCAGGCCCGCGCGCTCGCCGAGCGCCGGTTCAAGGCCGCCCCTCGGGATGAGGGCCAGGCGAAGCACCAGGACACGGCGCAGCACCAAGACACGGCCGCGCTCCACGCGCTGCTGTCCGGTTTCAAGCTCCCCCAACTCTGAAGGATCTGGTCCATGACCCGTCATCGCATCCAGGCCGGCGGCATCCCGGCTTCGTTCCTGGCGTCCTGCGCCATCCCCGGCATGCCGCGCGTCGCCCTCGACAAGCCCAACGAGGGCGGAAGCGCCGATCTCGGCACGCTCGCGGCCGAGCTGAAGAAGGCCACCGACGAGGTCAAGACCTTCGCCGAGAAGGCCGAATCCGAGATCAAGAACCTGGGCAAGGTCACGGACGAGACCAAGGCCAATGCCGACAAGGCGCTGACCGAGATGGGCGGCATCACCGCCCGGGTCAGCGAGCTGGAACAGAAGATGGCCCGCCGCGGCGCCCGCGAGGGCGCCGAGGAGCACAAGTCGGTCGGCCGGATCGTCGCTGAGAGCGAGGAGGTGAAGGCCGCCGGCGCCCGCGGCGACAGCTGGAAGGGCTCGCTGGCGATCGAGGTGAAGACCATCACCTCGGCGAGCACCACCGGCACCTCAGCCACCACCGCCCTGGTGCAGGCCGATCGCGTGGCGGGCACCAGCCTGCCGCAGCGCCCGATGACGATCCGCGCCCTGCTGCAGCCGGGCCGGACCAATTCGAGCATCATCGAGTATGCCCGCCAGACCGTGCGCAGCCTCAACGCCGCGACCGTGGCCGAGAACCCCTCGGCGGCCAAGCCGCAATCCGACATCCAGTGGGACATCACCAACACCAAAGTGGCGACCATCGCGCACTGGATCCCGGCGTCCAAGCAGATCCTGGCCGACGCGCCGCAGCTCCAGAGCGAGATCGACGGCGAACTGCGCTACGGACTGGAATTCGCCGAGGAACAGCAGCTCCTGCTCGGCGACGGCACCGGCACCAACCTTCTCGGGCTGATGCCGCAGGCCACCGGCTATCAGGCGCCGTCGGGCGTCACCGTGGCGGGGGAGACCCGGCTCGACCGGATCAGGCTCTCGATGCTGCAGGCGACGCTGGCGCTCTACCCGGCCACCGGGCACGTGCTCAACCCGACCGATTGGGCGGCGATCGAGCTGACCAAGGATGACCACGGCCGGTACATCTGGGCGAACCCGGCCGGCCTGGTCGGCCCGACCCTGTGGGGCCTGCCGGTCGCGGTGTCCCTGGCGATGCCGCAGAACAATTACCTGACCGGTGCACTCGCCTACGCGGCGCAGATCTTCGACCGGGAGGACGCCAACGTCCTGATCTCCACCGAGGACCGGGACAACTTCGTGAAGAACATGGTCACCATCCTCGCCGAGGAGCGCCTGGCCCTGGTGGTGCGCCGGCCCCAGGCCCTGATCAAGGGCACCTTCGTGGCTCCGGCCAAGTCTTGACGCGGTCGCGCGGCCACATCCGCGCGGTCCCAACCCTGCGCAAAACCGGGAGAGTTCGATGTCCGATCGCGTGACGATGACGTCCAAAACCGTGTTTCACAATCCGCGGGTGCAGAACGACAAGGGCGGCCTGGTCGAGGTCGGCGACACGTTCGAGACCGACGCGGGCCATGCCCGCGATCTGGAGCGGCTTCGCTTGGCCGAGCCGGCTCCGGGCGCCCTCGACGCGGTCGAGCCCGCGCCGCTGGAGCCGCACTTTCAGGTCTCGGAGGCGGCCCTGCGAACTGATCGGCAGCGCCGCCGCGTCGCTTCCAAATCGACCGCGCCCGAATCGGATGCATCGGAATTGGTCGCATCCCAGCTCGCCGCGTCTGACCCCGCCGCATCTCAGCCCGCCGCGTCTCAGCCCGGCGCCTCCGATCCGGCCTGACCGGCGCCGAACCCGGCCATGGCCGTGACCGTCGTGACGCCGCCGACCGCGCCCGTGGTCACCCTCGCCGAGGCGAAGGCGCATCTGCGGGTCGACCACGCCGACGAGGATGGGCTGATCACCGCCATCGTCGAGGTCGCCACCGCGTGGCTCGCCGGTCCGGACGGCTGGCTCGGGCGCTCGCTGGGCGAACAGGTGCTGGAAACCACATTCCCGGCCGACCTTGACCCGGCCGAGCGGGCCTATCCCTGCCCGCCGGTGCTCGGCGTGGTCGGCGAGGTTACGGCCTCGGACGGTCGGACCGTCACGGTGCGCTACCGGGCCGGCTATCCGGCGGCCTCCGGACACAGCACGGTCCCGGCGCCGATCCGGCACGCCATCCTGTTGATGGTCGGCCATCTCTACGGCAGCCGCGACGCGGTCACGACCAGCGCCGCCCAGCCGGCGCAGCTGCCGCTCGGCGTCGAGGCGCTGCTGGCGCCCTTCCGGATCTGGGGCTGATGGATTCCGGCCGCTTCGACAGGCGCGCCATCGTCATGCGCCGCGCCATCGTCAACGACGCCGACGGCGATCCGGTCGGCGCCGGCGACTTTGAGCCGGTGATGACCCTCTGGGCGAATTACCGGTCGGAGAGCGTTAAGGAGGCGGCGCAGGGCGGCCGGGCGCAGAATGTCGAGGCCGGCACCCTGACGATCCGGGACAGCGCCCAGGCGCGCACCGTGACCAACGGCGACCGCATCACGCTGCAGGGCCGGGACTTCGGCATCGCCGGCGTCGGCCTGCCGGATCGGCGCACCGGCACGATCCAGCTCGCCATCTCAACGGATTTCGGGGGCGCGTGATGTCGGGCCTTGGTGCTGCGTACGGCTATTTCGACCAAGGGCAATCCGCCCTCGGCTTGACCTCTGCGGCGGGCGGGTTCGCTCGCGCCCCGGGCGTGATGTCGGGTCTGCGCCTGATCGACACCGTCTCGGGCGTAATCGGAATCGACCGGATCTCCGGCCAGCTCGCAAAATACGCGGTCAAGATCGCCTTGAAGGGCGATCAGTCCTCATTGCAGGCCGCGCAGGACATGGTCGACCTGATGCGCTCCCGGGTGCCGCAGGATTCGGGTCGGCTGCTGAACGGCATCGATTACCGGCGCGAGGGCGGCTTCTACGTGGTCGAGGCCCGGGCCGATCATGCCGGCTACGATTACGCCCTGGCTGTCGAGGCCGGCCACCATGCCGGCGGCACGCACGCGGACGCGGATTTCTTCGCCGACACCACCGGCAAGGGTGGCCGGCGCGTGCACGCGTCGCACGAGCGCGACGTGCCGGGCCAGCCGTTCTTCTACGGCTCGGCGCGTGAGGTTCTGTCGGAACTGAGCCGCGATCTGGGCGCAAGCCTCGGCGCGGCGGCGTGCGAGGAAGGGTTGTGACGACCACGGCACCGACCACGCCGGAACTCGCCCTGCGCGACGCGATCCGGATGCTCCTGAAAGCGGATGCAGGTTGCAAGGCGCTGGTGGCGAAGCGGATCCACGATGAAGTGCCGTCCTCGCGCGCCGAGGCCGTGCCCCCGCCCGCGCTGAAGGTGCCGTACGTCTATTTCGGGCCGATGCGGCGCAGCGACTATCAGGTCGGTTGCGGCGAATCCTGGACGATCCAGGCGCGCCTCTACGCGGTTTCCACCGCTTTCGACCGGGATCAGGGCTGGCGCGTCGTCGACGCGATGATCGCCGCCCTCAACGGCCTTGAGCGGCCCGACCTGCCGCTCGCCGCTCCCTACAGCCTGCGCGCGCCGATCGAGATCGTGCAGGCGGGGGATGTGATCGACCCGCTTCAGGCGAAGTCGGTCTTCCTCGATCTCCGCACCAGCATCGCCCGGCCCGCGCCGGGAGAGGAGCACTGACCATGGCCGAGCCCGCACTTCTTCCCGGCAACCGGTTCCGCGCCTATCGCGGCTCGGGCTCGCCGCTCGTCTACCACTTCGTCTGCCTCGCCACGTCGATCACCCTGACGCTGACCAACACGTACGAAGACACCACGGTCGCGGATTGCGACGACCCGACCGGCATCCCGGATCGCAAGAGCGTGGTGACTTCGCGGTCCTGGGGTGGGCGCTGCGCCGGGCAGATCGCGGCCGACCACCTCGACGAATTCCGCGCCGACGCGACCAGCGAGGTGTCGATCCCTTACCAGTTCCGGGTCGATCCGAGGGACGGGGTCGGCGCCGGAAACTGGACTGGCAAGATCTTCGTCGAGAATTTCGAGATCACCAAGACGAATAACGGCATCGTCAGCTTCACCAACCAGTTCCGCGGTGACGGCCCGCTGGCCTGGGGGGGGATCAAGTGAGCGGCGGCGCGGAGACAGGCCGCACGCTGGTGACGGCGGACTTCGCCGGGCGATCGTGCCGGTTCCAACTCCGGCTCGGCGAGATGGCCGAGTTGGAGCGGCTGTGCGGCGCCGGCATCGGCGCGATCTTCATGCGGCTCGGCACGCATCAATTCTCGCACCGGGACGTGTGGGACACGATCCGCCTGGGGCTCGAAGGTGGCGGCTTGAGCGGGATCGCGGCCTCGGCCCTGGTGCTGCGCTACCAGGACGATCCGCTGATGGACTACCTGCCGCTCGCCGGCCAGATCGTCGCCGCGGCGGTCAACGGCGTTCCCAGAAGCAGCGACGCGGCGGGAAAAGCCGAGGCCGAGGGGGAGAGTCAAGCCGGCCCGGCGACCTCTCGGTCTTCATCGCAGCCGGGGCGGTCGCAGGCTTCACGCCGGAAGACATCCGCCGGATGACGCTGGCCGAGTGGCACGTCGTCATCGAAGCCTTCATCGCCGCCCATAGCCCGCCGGATGCAAGCACCAGCGAGGACGAGTTTCTGGCAGTGCTGGCGGAAGAAATGGCGGCTGGACGAGCGTAAACACAAGTCCGATATGACACTGTAGGATGTGCCCATTCAGCCGCCGACATGGTCATCTTGACTGATATAATTCTCGCTGCCTTCCATGCCTGAAAAGGGGTTCATGCCACCGAGCGTGCTGCCTCTCGTGCCTGACGTGTGGCTACATCGACGAGACCACTAGCTTGAGCGATAGCATCCATGCTGGCAGCGATCGTTCCTACGCCGCGGGACGCAGTCTGCATATTGCCCGACATTTCTCGGGTCACCGCAGATTGTTCTTCCACCGCCGCGGCGATCGCACCGGATACGTCGTTCAGGGTCCGGATCGTTCCTTGGATCGTGTCGATGGCTGCAACGGCCTCGCGCGTAGCTGACTGCGTTG